GTTACTTCGGCTCAGTCATTAGATAGAAATAGAGTACAAAACGCAACATTATAAGTTAGATAGTTATGGCAAAGATGGAAATTATAGAACTGCTAATTGATGAGAATAAAATCGAAAGCGGTATCAATGCGGTTTCAGTTGTTGAAAGTCCAGCAATAGAAGAGAATTTTGTAGCCTTAAAAAAACACGAAGTAGAATTAAAAGAAGTTGACGGAGAAAAACGTATCTTAATGGGTGCGGCTTTAGTTCCTAACAAACAGATTTACCGTAAAAACGGAGACAAAGAATTCTACATTTATTTCAGTGAGGACACGGTACGCAAAGCATCGGAGTTATTCTTAATGCGAGCTAATCAAAACAACGCCACGTTAGAACACGAAAAGAAAATGTTAGACGGAATGTCAGTTGTTGAAAGCTGGATAATTGAAGATGAAAAACAAGATAAGTCAGCAAAATACGGATTCAATTTACCAAAAGGAACTTGGATGATTTCAATGAAAGTAAACAACGATGAGATTTGGAACAAGGTAAAAGCTGGTGAAGTAAAAGGATTCAGCATTGAGGGTTACTTTGTAGATAAATACGAAATGAGTTTACAAGAAACTGAAGAGCAAGAAATGATTGAAAAGTTAAAAGATTTAATTAATAAATATGAAAACAATGAATAACATTTTAAAAATGATTTCTAAAATGGAATCAAACGCTAACGAGGTTAAGTTAGGAAAACACGAAGTTGAATTAGGAGTAATTCAAGATGCAATAAAAATTGTTGATAATGCAGATAAAAGTTTTAATGATGCTTTTTTATTAGTGTCAAGTGCAAGACAAAAAGCAATTCCAATTATTAAAAATTCTATTACTGAAGCAAATAAATTTTTGAATCAATTAACCGAAATTAAAAAAACAGCAAAAGAATTAGGGGTTGATTTACCTCAAGAATATTTAAAAACGGAACAAAGAGCAGGAACATTAATTGGGGAAGCTCAAGACATAATAGACTGGTTAAATAAATATTAAACAAATAACATGGCAGAAAAAACACTAAGCAAAGTAAGTCCACGTGGTGGCAAAAGGGGTTGTTTATGTAAAGACGGAAAATACTCTAAAGAATGTTGCGACGGAAGTTTACAAGCTCAAGGAATAGGCAAAACAGCCAGCGTAACGCCGCAAAATGTAACGGTAACAGATAACAACGGAGTACGCACGATAGTACGGCAAAACGGCTAAAAAAGGAACAAGTAAAAATTTTAAAAGTTAATAAGTTATGAATACACTAAAAACAGTTTACGGTAAATTATTCAAAGAAGAAACACAATTATCTTCACATGAGATTAATTTGGCTTTAGCGGATGATTTAAAACAATCTATTGTTTTTTTACAAAAAGCAAGTGATGCTATTAATGTGTCAATTAAAGGATATGAAGATGCATATAAAAAAATGCAAACGGAATCAAAAGGAGGTAAATCAGTTTTAGATACTCAATTAAAATTAATTAGTAAGATTGAAGCAACAGCAAAAGACTTAGGAATTAATCCAACTTCAATACCTAATTATAATGAAGTTAATAAATCTTGGGAAGCATTAAGTGCAACAATAGATAAAGTAAATCAATTTTAATAACATAAAAATGAAAAATAGCCTAATAAACCAAATCAAAACTTTGCTCGGAATGGAAGTAAAACTTGAGCAAATGAAATTAGCTGATGGAGTAACAATTCTTGAGGCAGATTCTTTCGAAGCAGGTAACGAAGTATTTATCGTAACAGAAGACGAACAAAAAATTCCTTTGCCAGTAGGTGAATATGAGTTCGAAGACGGACGTATGTTAATCGTAGTAGAAGAAGGTATGATTTCTGAAGTTAAAGAAAAAGAGGAAGAAGTTGAAGAGCCTGAAGTAGAAGTAGAAGTTGAAACCGAGAAAAAGGAAGAAATGGAAACTGAAAAAACAACTCCAAAGAAAACTATCGAAAGCGTAGTTAAAGAAACTTTCTTTTCTGAAATAGAAAAACTAAAAGAAGAGAACGAAACTTTAAAAGCTGAACTAAGCAAATTAAAAGAGGTTAAAAAAACTGAAGTTGAGTTAGCTGTCGAAGAGGAAGTGAAGCCAATTTCTTTCAATCCTGAAAATGAGAACAAAGTTGAGGTTGTTAAAATAGCTTCAAAAAGACCTCGCGCAATTATGGATTCAGTAATGAACAAAATAAATAAGTAATAATTTAAAAAACAAAAAAAATGAGTACAACATTCACAAGCATTTCAAATGATTCTTTACGTCAAGTAGGCGTAGTTGAAACATTGACAGGTGCAACAACTTTAACTGCTGAAGATAGCGGTAAAGTATTTATTCTTAACGCTGCTGCAGGTGCGCAAATTACACTTCCTGCTGTTGCTGACGGAGCTGGTCAATCTTACAAATTTGTAGTAGGTGCGTTATTCGCAACGACTGCATGGACGATTAAAGCGGCTTCAAACAAAATTCAAGGTGGTGTTATCGTGAACAGCGTTAACGTACCGGGAGCAGACGAAAACACGATTACATTTTCAGCTTCTGCTGACACAATCGGTGACTTCGTAGAATTACATGGTGACGGTTCTAACTGGTATGTTTTCGGATTGGGAACATCAGCTGGAGCAATTACATTAACAGTAGTATAAATAAAATAAAAAATTCATAAAATGAGTACAACACAATCAATTACAACTACTTACGCTGGCGAGTTTGCAGGTAAGTATATTGCTGCAGCTTTATTGTCTGCTCCAACTTTAGAAAAAGGCGGAATCACTATCATGCCTAACGTTAAATACAAACAAGTTATCAAAAGAGTAGCTACTGATGACATCATCAAAAATGCTACTTGTGACTTTGATCCAACTTCAACAGTAACTTTAACAGAAAGAGTTCTTCAACCTGAATCATTCCAAGTTAACCTACAATTATGTAAGTCTGATTTCAGAGCTGACTGGGATGCTATCCAAATGGGTTACTCTGCGTTTGACGTATTGCCAAAATCATTTGCTGATTTCTTAATTGCACACGCTGCTGAGAAAGTTGCTGCTGGAATGGAGACTTCAATTTGGAGAGGTGTTAACGCAACAGCTGGACAATTTGCTGGTATCATGACTCAATTAACTACTGATGCTGCTTTACCTGCTGCTCAAGAAATTGCGGGTACTACTGTTGATGCTTCAAACGTTATTGCACAATTAGGTTCTATCGTTGACGCTTTGCCTGCTGCTTTGTACGGAAAAGAAGATTTAGTTCTTTACGTTTCTAACAACATTTATAGAGCTTACGTTCGTGCATTGGGTGGTTTTGCTGCTTCAGGTGTAGGTGCTAACGGTTACGATAACAAAGGAACAAACCAAGTATTGAATGACTTGTATTTCGACGGAGTTAAGATTTTCTTAGCTAACGGACTTGCTTCAAACACTGCTTTGCTTTCTCAAACTTCAAACTTGTACTTTGCGACTGGTTTAATGAATGATATGAACGAAGTTAAGGTTATTGATATGGGTGACATCGACGGTTCTCAAAACGTACGTGTAGTTATGCGATTTACTGCTGACGCTAAATACGGTTTTGCTTCTGATTTGGTTACTTACGGAATCGTAAATTCAGCTAACTAATCAAACTAACAATAATCGAGGGTGGTGAAATATACGCCACCCTTTTTTGTTTAACATTAAAAAAATAATAAAATGAGCTGCGACATAGCAAACGGAAGATTAGAAGCGTGCAAGGATGCAATTTCAGGACTTCTAAATATTTACTTTATTAACTACGGTGATTTGAATACATTATCTTCAAGCATTGTTTTTGATGGTGATGACCAAATTACTACTTGGTACACTGCAACACAAATTAACCTTTACAAATACGAATTAAAAGGTGCAAATGGTTTTGAGCAAACTATCCAAACTTCAAGAGACAACGGAACTACTTTCTTTGAGCAAGTATTAACTATCCAATTAAAGAAGCAAGACGCTGTAACACATAAAAACGTTAAGTTGTTAGCTTACGGACGTCCGAGAATTGTTGTTGAAACAAGAGACCATCAATTCTTTTTAGCTGGTTATGACCAAGGATGCGACGTTACTGCTGGAACTGTATCTTCAGGAACTGCAATGGGTGACTTCAACGGTTATAACTTAACATTTACTGGAATGGAAAAAAGTCCTGCATACTTCATTGACTGCGCTGATGAGGCTGGATTGAAAGCTATCTTTACTGATGGTGCTGATGATGCTATTGTAATTACTTCTTAGAATTGTCTGTTAATAATAGGTTTAAGACCCTGCCTTTTTAGGTGGGGTTTTTTATTTAAGAAACAAATCCGTAGTGAATTAGTTATATAAGTATGATAGTTTTAACTACTTCAACAAATGCGCAAACATTCGCTTTAATTCCGCGAAATGCAGACTTTGACACAGTTGAAATAACGGACGACCAAACAAATGAAACAACGGTTGTTGAGGAATGGACTTTTACAGAGGGCGAATACTATTCGACAATGGAAGTTGAAGTTGAATTAGTTGAAAATCATTTTTATAATTTGGTACTAAAAGACGGAACGAACATTGTTTATCGTGATAGGATATTTTGCACTGACCAACCGATAGTTACATTTTCGGTTAACAACGGGCAATATACTTCAAATACAACTGCAAATACTTTTATAGTTTATGAGTGATAACATACATATTATTAATTTAAGTTCATACCAAACGCCTGTAATTCAAGAGTCTAAAAGAGATAATTGGGTTGAGTTCGGTGAGGACAATAATTATTTTCAATATTTAATAGACAGATATACGTATTCAACGACGAATAACGCCATTATAAACAATATTAGTAGATTAGTTTACGGGCGTGGTTTAAGTGCGTTAGATGCTTCTAAAAAGCCAAATGAGTACGCTCAAATGATGTCTTTGTTTCATGCTGATTGTGTACGTAAATTAGTAGTGGATAGAAAGATGTTAGGGCAATGCTCTATTCAGATACATTACTCTAAAGACCGTAAAAAAATTCTTAAAGCATATCATATTCCTGTTAACTTATTACGTGCTGAAAAGTGTAATAAAGACGGAGAAATAGAAGGTTATTACTACTCGGACAACTGGCAAGACGTTAAAAAGTACGCCCCTAAAAGAATTCCTGCTTTTGGGTATTCAAATGAGCAAATAGAAATACTTTACATTAAACCTTATACGGTAGGAATGAAGTATTACGCTTATCCTGATTATCAAGGTGCCGTTCCTTACGCTAAATTAGAAGAGGAGATAGCAGACTATTTAATTAACGAAGTTCAACACGGATTCAGCGGTACAAAGGTTATAAACTTTAATAATGGTATTCCTACCGAAGAGCAACAAAGTATCATTACAAACAAAGTAAACGCACAATTAACGGGTTCTAAAGGACTGCGAACGATTGTAGCATTTAATGCAAGTGAAACAAGTAAAACAACTGTAGACGATATTCCGTTAAACGATGCACCTGAACATTATTCGTATTTAAGTGAAGAGTGTTTACGTAAGATTATGTTAGGACATAATGTAACTTCACCTTTATTGTTTGGTATTGCAACTTCAACGGGTTTCTCGAGTAATGCTGATGAACTTAAAAACTCAAGTATTTTGTTTGACAACATGGTTATTAAACCTATGCAAGATGAGTTACTTGAGGCGTTTGATAGGATATTAGCTTATAACGGAATTACATTAAAGTTATTCTTTAAAACTTTACAGCCTTTGGAGTTTGTTGACTTAGAGAACGCACAAACCGAAGAACAAGTAGCTGAAGAAACAGGAACTGAATTAAGCTCACAAGGAGATAAAATTGCACAAGCGTTAATTGATTTAGGCGAAGATGAAAATCCTGACTGGATATTAATAGATGAACACGAAGTTGACTACGATACAGATGAAAAAGACAACGAGATATTAAGCAAAGAGCCAAAGCAAAGTTTATTATCTAAGGTTGTTAATTTAGTTTCAACTGGAGATCCGAGACCTAATTTGCGAAGTGGACAAGATGCTGTTATTGATGGCGTTAAATTTTTAACTCGATATGTTTACGCTGGAGAAAGAAAAGAAAACGGACGCGAATTTTGCAAATCTATGATGAGAGCAAATAAACTTTATCGAAAAGAAGATATTATAAAAATGGGAAGTCAGCCAGTTAATGCTGGTTTTGGAATTGATGGAGCTTCGACATATTCAATTTGGTTGTATAAAGGCGGTGCAAATTGTCACCACCGTTGGAATAAAAGAGTATATGCAACGTTTGAAGGTCAAGCTATTGATGTAAACACAGCTAAACAAATCGCTGGACGTAAAGCAGAGAAATTAGGTTATGTAGTTAAAAATCCAAGTTTGGTAAGTCAAAGACCTATTGATATGCCGAATCAAGGATATTATAGAAAATAAGATGGCAGAGGCATTACTTATAACAAGAGATGACATCGTTAAGTTTACAGCCATGAATGGCAACGTGGACACGGATAACTTTATTCAATGGATTAAAGTCGCTCAAGATATTCATATTCAAACTTACTTAGGTACTAAGTTACTGGACAAAATAAAAGCTGATATTGTAGCTGAAACTTTAGGAGGTAATTATTTAACGCTTGTAACGACGTATATAAAGCCTATGCTGATACATTGGGCGATGGTTGAGTATTTACCCTTTGCGGCATATACAATCGCTAATAAAGGCGTATTTAAGCACAATTCGGAGAATGCTACAAACGTAGAAAAAGACGAAATAGATTTCTTAATAGAAAAAGAGCGTTCAATAGCTCAACACTATACTGAAAGGTTTATTGATTACATGAGTTTTAATCAAGACTTATTTCCTGAATACAACTTAAATTCAAATGGGGATATGTATCCTGATACACAAAACAATTATTTTGGATGGTTCATTTAAAGAAATACAAGCCTAAGGCTGAAAACATTAAAAAATTACAAATTTATTTAAACAAAATAAATGGCGGACGTAAAGATAAGTCAACTAACAGCGAAAGCGGCAAAGGTTGAAAG